GACGCAGACGTACCGGTTTCTGGACGGGAGCGAGCAAAGATTTCCGGCCTATGGCGCTCCGCTGCACCGATGGACGATCAAGCTGGACCTGCTGGATGAGGCGGAGCTGAAGACGCTGGCGGATTTTTTCGCGAGCGAGGAAGGGCGATCGGGGACCTTTTCGTTCACGGATCCCTGGGACGGGACGACGTATCCGAGTTGCAGTTTCGACAGCGACGCGCTGGGGATGGAGTTTAAGGGTCCACAAGACGGAGCAACGCAGATTTCGATTAAGGAGAACCGGAACTGATGCCGGCATTTCCGCAGTTAACGCTGTATCCGGTGACGCGGCGGGCGAATTCGAGGACCGTGGTGAACACCTTGCCGGATGGCAACATTGTCGCGTTCAGCGATCCGAACGGGGCATGGGTGGAGTGGGAGATGGAGGCGAAGGGCCTGACGGCGGCGGAATGGGAGAGCGTGCAGATGCTTCACCAGACGGTTTCCGGGCAGTGGCAGACGTTCACGTTTCTCGATCCGGTTGGGAATTTGCTGGCGCAGAGCGAAAATTTCAGCGCGAGCGCGTGGACGAATGGGCCGCTGCTCGCTTTGACGGCGGGGGTAAACGATCCGTTTGGGACAAGCCGGGCGACGAGGGTGGTGAACGCCGGACAGGCCGCGCAGGCGATCGCGCAGACGCTGGCGGCGCCGGGGAATTACCTATACACGCTGAGCGTCTGGGCAAGAACGAGCGCGGGGTCGAATGTCACGCTGGCGATGGGAGGAGTCTCTCAGACATTTGCGGCGACGAGCCAGTGGCGGAGGATCTCGCTTTCGGCGAATCCGGGGCAGAGCGCGGCAGGGGTGACGTTTGGGGCGCAACTGGATCCGGGAGCGTCGGCGGATCTATTTGGGATGCAAGTGGAGGCGCAAGCGGGGGTGTCCGATTATAAGCAGACGGGAGCGCAAGGAGGGGTGTATTCGAATGCCCGCTTCGCGCTGGACGGCTTGACGGTGCGGGCGCAGAGCACGGACGTATACGACGCGACGATCCGGATTGTGAGCATGGGGAACTAGGATGCCGACCATCGACAGCCTGAAAGAGCAAGAGGCGGCGCTCACGCCGCTATTTCTGTTCGATTGCCTGCTGGCGTCCGGATCGACCGAGCGATGGAGCACGCATTCGGTGACGTTCAACGGGAACGCCTACAACGCGCGGCTGCTGAAACACAATCTTTTCGAACTGCAAGCGGGATCGGACACGGGGCTGGATGGCGCGGCGAAGATCACGATTACGCTGGCGAACGCGGATTCGCATTTTTCGGAGATCGAGCGGCAGACGGGATTCCGGGGAGCGCAGGTCACGGTCCAGTTGGTGTTTTGGGATCTGAACGCCAACCAGGCGGCCTCGGAAGCGCGAGTGATCTTCACGGGGATCGGGAATACGGCGGATGAGATTACCGAGTCGAGCTTGAAGGTCACGTTCACCAACCGGCTGAACCTGCAGCGGATTCTGCTGCCCGAGGTGAGGATTCAACGGCGGTGCCCGTGGGCGTTTCCATCGACGGCGGCACAGAGGCAAGAGGCGCTGACCGGGGGCGCCAAAGGGATCTATTCGCCGATATACCGATGCGGATATTCGCCGGATCAGCCGGGAGGGGTGGGAAATCTAGACCCGTCGAATCCGGGGGCGCCGTTCACCACCTGCGATTACTCGCGAGCGAATTGCACAGCGCGGGGGATGTTCGATACAGACCAGTCCGGCAACGCGACGCGGCGCTTCGGCGGCATCGAATTCCTGCCGGCGCAGATTCTGGTGAGGAGCGCCGGAGAACCGGGATGGCACTTTTCGCCGGTGGCTACGAATCAGGCTCTTTATAACGATTTCGTGCCGCTGGTTTACGGAACGGCGTGGCAGACGCCGCCGATCGTATTCGCGCGAAACGACGGCAACCTGACGCACATGGAAGCGCTGATCGGGATGGGTCCGATTCAAGGGATCGTCACGGTGGTGGTGAACAACGTGGAGATTCCGCTGGGAGTGGCCGGAACAGACATGACGGCGACGGGATGGTACAGCGTCGTCAGCCTGGGGACGCGGACGGGGGCGTTCAATTTGGATTTTACGGACGCCTCGGGAAATCCGCTGGGAGATCCGTACGGGAGCATGGCGTTTTTGAGCGTGGTTGTGCCGAATCAAATCAACAATGGGAACACGCTGCCGCGGATCAAGGTGCTGGTGCAGGGACTGCAACTGGAGCAGTTCGACGCCACGGGCGCGTCGCTGGGAGCGTCGTTTACGAACAATCCGGCGTGGGTGTTGCTGGACGTGCTGCGGCGAAGCGGGTGGCTGCCGACGGACGTGGATTTGAAGAGTTTCGCGAACGCCGCAGCGTACTGCGCGGAGCCGATTCAGACGACCGACTTGTATGGGAACACGGTGCTGACGCCGCGGTTTGAATGCAACTTGGTGGTGCAAAGCCGCAAGAGCGCGGCGGAAGTGGTGAAGGGAATCCGGCTAGGATCGTCGCTGCTGATCACATACCGGAACAACGGGCTGCTGACGCTGCAAGTGGAGAATTCGATCGCGCTGCAACAGCCAACGTTGCCGGACGGCAGCAATAGCACTTCCATGCTCAACGGAGGATGGCCCGCCTACGAATTCAGCGACGGTTCCGCGAGCTTTTCCGGGATTTTGAGGAAATCGAATGGAGAACCGACGATCCGGCTGTATTCGAAAAGCGGCGCGGACGTGGCGAACCGGCTGACGGTGGAGTTTCAAGACGAATACAACGATTACCAGCAAGACAGCTTGTCGCTGGTGGACGTGGACGATTCGCTGTTGACGGGGCGGGAAGTGACGGCGGCGTTTCCGGCACTGGGGCTGCCGAACTTCGATCAAGCGACGCGAATGCTGGAGTTGCAGCTCGCCAAGACGCTGAGCGGAAACACGTTTGTGGAGTTCGAGACGACGGTCAAAGGGGTGGGAATCGCCCCAGGCGACATCATCACGGTCACGTACTTGAAGGAAGGTTTGCAGAGGCAGCCTTTCCGCGTAGTGAAGCTCGCGCCGGGAATGAATTACCAGACGGTGCAGGTGACGGCGCAGTGGCACGACGATAGCTGGTACACGACAGGGGGCGCGAGCGCGGCGGGGGGAACGAGACAGGGCAGCGCAGAGCCGGGCATTCCGAGGCCGCTGGTGGGGAATGTGCTGGACGGCAATGGAGCAGAACAGTTCGGAATTACCGAGAGCGTGACGCCGACCGCGGATGGAGGATTTTCGGACACGCTGACGATCGCCTTCGATCCGCCGGCCGTTCCAGCGCCAGCGGGAGTGAACATTCCGCTAGTGAGCCTGAACCCGACGATTCATAACAGCGGAGGAACTCTCGCGGATGGGCAGACGCTTTACTACGCGGTGAGCGCGCTGGACGGAACCGGCGCGGAGAGCGGATTATCGTTCATCGTGCGCGCGACGATCGCTACGGGCGGCAACACGAATTCGGTAGAGCTGACGGGGCTGAGCTTTTCGCAGGGGACGGCAAGTTTCAACGTATATCGAGGATCGAATCCATATGAACTGCTGTTGATTGCGAATTCCGCCGCCGGGGCGACGTTTACGGACACGGGAGCGACCGCCACCCTTACGGGCCCGCCCGATCCGAACTATAATCACGCGAACTTTTACTGGCGCATGGAATTGCAACCGGAGAACGCAGCGAATGTTTTTTCAGCCACCACGATTGGCAACAACACTCTGGGCATGCTGGCAAACGACTTTGTGGGAGCGGTGGCGAGGATTACGCGGGGAACAGGGGCGCCGCAGGAACGGCAGATTGTGAGCAACGATGCGACGACCATAACGGTGAGCCCTCCGTGGACGGTGACGCCGGACTCCACCAGCTACTTCGCGGTGGTGGAGAGCACATGGAAATTCGGCGGCTTGAGCGCGACGAGTCCGGCGCAGATCGAGGTTCCCTACCGGCCGGGGGCGACGGTGGAGATATCGGGGCGGTCGGCGAACCTATTGGATCAAGAGAGCGCGTACCAACTGAATCCGATTACGCCCTGGCAGATCGGCAACGGCCAAGGAGGGGGGATTGACACGGATGTTCCGCCGGAGCCGGTCTTCGGGCTTAATCTGGCGGGCCAAGGGACGATTGAACTGGCGGGCGTGGGATTCACGACGCTCACCAACACGCACACGATTTCGGCGGGAACACTGTCATTGTTCTATTGGAACGAGCTAAACAGCCCGACGGCGTTTTCGCTGGCGAGCGCGATCACGGCGACGGATACGACGATCACGCTGAATCAGGCGGGAACGCCGGCGGCGGGGGATTTGATCCAGATCGAGGGCGAGATTCTGGAGGTCACGGGGACTTCAAACGGAGGGACGCAATACACGGTGACGAGAGGGTCGCACGGGAGCACGGCGGCGGCGCATCCGGCGGCGGGGCAGACGGCCGCCGCGGTGTACCACTTACAGCGAAGCGTAAACATCGTGCCGTTTGTGAAGGATTTCTTCGGGAGTCAGGCGAGTGGAAGCTTTGCGTACTCGATTTTCTTGCCGGACGTCCGAGTGGGCGCGGCCGAGTTCTTCGTGACGAATTCGGTGGGGAACGGGCCGGCGGCTTCGGCGGCATTCGGGAACACGGTGGATCAGGGATTGCGGACGCTTTCCGGCGGGCAGATTTCGATACAAGTGGAAGGATATCTGGCGATTGAGACGGATGCCGCTCCCGTGTTGACCCTGGACGCTTCCTATGCGGCGCGCGACATTTTCGCGGTATTGAGCGAGGCGCCGGACGAGCCGGCGGGGACGCCGTCGCCGGCGGGCGGCGTGACTTTGCAGCTGCGGCAGGGAAGCACGGTCTATTGCACGCTCACGATTCCCGATGGAATGACAATGTCGAACGTTGTAAACGGCTTTGGGCTGCCTCCTCTTACCGCCAATGCGGATCTGCACGTGGACATTCTGAACGTTCCGACGGCGGCGAACACGCTTCCGGGGCGAGATCTGACGGTGACGATACGGCTCTAGGCGCCAGGGGGACAGAATGTCGGAAACGTTGGAAAAACTCAGGCCCGATCGGGACCTCCAGTGCTACTTTTTTCAGCCGTCGGCGGTGGCGGCGTTGAGCGGAACGTCCGCGAACGGATTCACGCTTTCCGGGACCTGGCGGCAGCAGTTCGATTGGGCGGTGATCGAGTGGAATCGAGACAACGTTTTCGAGCACCCAGCGCTGAGGAATTTGCCGGATGGCGATTTGAGCGGGCTGACGCTGACATACGAGGAAACCCGGAGCAATTGCATCCCGATGGATTCCGACCTGTTTCACACGGTTAGCTGGCCGTTTTTGCGGGTGTGGGCGCCGGACGCAAACGGGACGGAGCAAGTCTATCAAGTTCCGCTGATGGGGCAGCCGGGGCAAATGGCCCCGCTGGCGACGCCGGTTGCGGGGAGCTACACGCAGGCTTATGCCGATTTCACGCTGTCCGGGACGCTGACGGCGGGAGATTGGGTGGGGCTGGCGTATCTGGGAGAGCATGTGACCTATAACGTTGGAGGCTGGGAGGGATCGGCGGCGGGAGTGCTTGACCAGATGGCGGCCGGGTTCTCGTCGTCGACGATCCAATTGACGCACTTGCCCGGAACCAACACGATGCGGATCACGCTGATCGCTCCGGCTGAGGGGCTAGCCGGGCTGGGCGCCAATGGGAACCGCTTCGCGATGTATTCCTATGCGATGTCGGCGACGGGCGGGGTTTCGACGCTGAGCTGGGACGCACCGTCAAAGACGTTTGCGAACGGGACGTCGCCGACAGTGTGGCAAGTGACGGTTCCGTTCCATTCGCTTCAGGGATATATCGATCGGGGAAATCCAACCGACTATCAGACGCTGTACCCCATCGTGAATCCAAATCAGATTCGCAAGTTGAGATGGACGTACGCCGCGGATTTGCAGGCGGGGGCGTTCGCGCGAAGCGAGTTTCAGGTGCAGGTAACGAACTGGACGGTGACGGGGACGAATCGGGCTTATTCGGTGGCGGGACCGGGGAGTTTGCGGTTCGAGGACAACTCGGCCAGCATGAGTTACAACGCCAACGGGAATTGGAGCGCGCCCCACGGAAATT